GCGGAATTTGGGATGACTTGGTTGGAGAAAGCGTTTTTACCCTATCGATGAAGGATCTGTCTGTGCCCGCCATCGAAAAACTTGAAAGATTTTGGGGAGAAGTGAATTCATGAGTATCCCGGATCTGATGTGAGCCGCGCCGTTCAACTCTCTTGGAAATGATCAAGGGCGCGGGAGGCTAAAGTAAATGTCAATAGAGCCAGAAGCTAAATTCGGAAGGCTCACCGTGATCTCTCGCGTTAGAAAAACTGTGGACAGCCATTGGATTTGGGCATGTCGCTGTGAGTGTGGAAATCTCAAAGAGATACATAGCCGAAACCTCTTGAGCGGCAGCACATCATCATGCGGATGTCTTCAGAGGGAGGCGCGAAGGGAATGCGCTTCCGTGCTCAATCTGACGCACGGCGAGTCCAGGAGGGGAGCATTCACGCCTGAGTATCGTGCCTGGAGATCTATGATTAGCCGCTGCGAACACAAGAAATACGAGTATTGGGATCGATATGGCGGTCGAGGGATATCTGTTTGTGAAAAGTGGAGACGGAGTTACCCCGCATTTCTTGTGGATGTCGGACGGCGCCCATCAAAATCACACACTCTGGACCGTAAAGATAATGACGGCAATTACGAGCCCGGAAATGTGCGGTGGGCTACCGGTAACGAGCAGCGAAGAAATACATCACAGAGCGTCTTGATCGAAGTCGATGGGCGCAAGATGTGTGTCACTGACTGGGCTCGGGAGCTTGGGATGAGCCGGGACGGTTTGAGAAGCAGGTTGATGCGTGGCTGGTCTCCCGAGAAAACGGTACTCACAAAATCGCTTGCCGGAAGGCCCTGGAACAAAAAGTAGGGCATCCGGGATAGCCCGGCTCAAGGAACAGGGGTTACTCGCACCTCTGCGGCACCTTGGGCCGGGAGAATTGAGGGAAAGTGATGGAAGGCTGCCCAAACTGTCTCACTGATCACAACGAAACCTACCTCGAAATCGATGCCGTGACTAAAGCGACGAGGGAGATACCGTGCAGACCTAAAATCGTGGAGCTGTGCGAAGCCAACGTCAGGCTCAAATCTGAGATGGAGAGACTGAAATCCGCTGAGTTTTGGAACAATTGGGTATATCCAGAAGGCGCAACACCGGAGCAGATTCAGAACGAGCTACAGGATTATCACGAGCTTCTCGGACGCGTGGCGAAGGTATATGGGCACATCACCCACGGCAGGATTTCAAAGCAAAATACGCTGGCGGAAGTGGTCATCGAGGTTGCGGATCAGTGCGCGCAGGAAGAAATAGACGAGGCTCTCAGTGAGCCGGGAGGTGCGCTTGCAAGATCGGTTGATCTGCAGAGCCATTATGCGCGGCTGCTTAACATATACGACGGAGGATCGAGACTGTCCTTTTCCGATGCGCAGGCATGGATTGATCGGCTTGCGCTGCTGTTGGAGTTATCCCATGGCACCTGAAATCCGAGAGCATTATGAATGCGATCTCATACCGCTTGACCGGGCGTTTCTGTGTCCTGATTGCCTGGTGATAAGCGCATCTACCACGGCTCGCTGCCGGGTATGCGGTTCGGACGCGCTGCCGCTGGCGAAGATTTTGGACAGAAAGGAAGAGGCCGCATGATAAACGACACAATCACAGCCATCAAAGACCAGCACTGCGCTGGCTGCAAATTCGGCGTGGCCATTTCAGTGCTTCAGGGGATCTCTGAGCCCGTGGCGCAAGCCGCGGCCACTGTGCTACCCGATTTGCCATCACCAACGGAGAATGGCGCGAAGCGGATCTGCAAAGCCTGCGGAAAGGAAAAGGATCTGCGCGCGGAGTTTCCTAAAGCCAGCATGGGCGGCGGATACATTAAGACCTGCCGCATGTGCAAGACTGCTGCTTATAACAGGGCTAGGACGAGCAAAAACGGCAAGCAGAAGTCCGGATCCGCTCCGAAGTTCCAGTCAAACACTGCAAAGCTGCAGTCAATGGCTGCAGAAAAAGTCTGTAAGAAGTGCGGGGACGAAAAGATGCTTGCTGAATTTCCAAAGCCGCAAGTGCGGACTAGGCCCGCGGAAGAGAAACTAGCGGAAGCCGATAAACCGGCCGGGTTTGATTTCGAGTGTGAGAAATGCGAGATGGAGTTTTCGAGTGCGATGTCTCTGCAGCGGCACAGGCAGATGCGGCATTCGGCGTAGGAGTGCAGACGTGTGCAAAGTCTGCAGGGGAGGGCGTCAATGGAAGAATTTCAGATCGTACCGCTCAAGAATATTGTTGAGTCCGCAACCAATCCCCGGCGCAGCTTCAGGGGTATGGAGGAGCTGACCGAGAGCATCAGGGTTCACGGAGTACTCGTGCCGCTCCTGGTGCGGCCGCACACAAACGGCAAGGGTCCGGCCTATGAGATAATCGCCGGCGCACGCCGGTATCGGGCGGCAAAAGAATGTGCGCTCAAGGAACTGCCGGTCCGGATCAGGGAGATGGGTGATTCCGAGGCCCTTGAGCTCCAGGTAATTGAGAACCTCCAAAGGGAAGATGTCCATCCCCTCGAGGAGGCGCTCGGCTACCAGGCGCTGCTCGACCGCCCGGGCTACGACGTCGCCGCGATCGCGGGAAAGGTTGGAAAATCAGAGAGCTACATATATCAGCGGCTGAAGCTCACGGACCTTATCCAGTCGGCCCAGGACGAGTTCATTGCCGACACCATCACGGCAGGACATGCAATCCTGATCGCCCGGCTGCAGAAGCGGGACCAGGAGAAGGCGCTGGAGGCCTGCTACGATTTCGATCGTTTTAACCGAGAAGATGGCGACAAACCCATTGCAACCGGTGTGCGCCAGCTGGCCGCGTGGATTCACCAGCACATCCATCTGGACTTGCACGCGGCGCCGTTCAGTAAGTCGGATCAGGATCTGATCCCGGCCGCCGGTTCATGCGCTATGTGCCCGAAGCGTACCGGCTTTACACCTCAGCTCTTCCCCGACATCAGCAAAAAGGATACGTGCACCGATCCAACGTGCTACCAGATGAAGCTGCAAGCCCACATCATCCGGAAGAAACATGACCTCGAGATAGAGGGTGAAAAACTGATCGAGGTGAGCTCGGATCAACACTGGAACTTCAAAAAGGATGAAAAGAAACTCCTCGGATCCGATCAGTACCGGAACGTCGCAAAAAAGGACCGCTGCGAGAGCACGCGCAAAGCCATGGTTGTGCACGGCTATAAAGACGTCGGCAAGGTTCTCGATATCTGCTCCGATACCAAATGCAGGACGCACTTCTCTCGAGGTGAATATCAGCGGGATCCGAAAGAAGTTGCGAAGGAGAAAGCGGCCGAAAAAAAACGCAAACGCGAAACAGATGTCCGGAAGCAGATCCTTGAACAAATTCTGGACAAGGTGACTGCGGCTGATTTTATGCGTAACGAGTGGGACCTCATCGTACAGGCACATATCCGCGAGATGCAGCAGGATGACGTCAAGCTGGTGGCCCTACGGCACGACTGGATGCCGAACAAGGTCCAATTCAGCGGCCGGGATTGGCGCGGAACGGTAGCAAAGAAATCGCAGACGCTCACGACCGAGGAGCATAAGGCATTGCTGATTGAGATATCTCTCGTGCACGCGACAAACATCTCGCCCTGGGGGACGACGCCGCGACCGAAAGACCTGATGGATATGGCGAGTCTGTACAAGGTCGATGTAAAAGCCATCGAAGAGGCCATTGACGCGCAGATTGCTGAGAAGGACAAGGCCAAAAAGGCCAAGGAGAAGAAACTTGTGGCTGCCCCAAAGAAGGTTGCCGCGAAAAGGGCGGAGGCCTCGCCGGCGGCGGAAGAATCCGAAGAGGATCGCGCTTGCGAGGTCTGCGGGTGCGACGATCTGAATGCGTGCGCCGGCGGCTGCTCCTGGGATCGGAAGTTCCTGAAAAAGAAACGATACGTCTGTAGCAACTGCAGCGAGAAAGCGGAGGTTGCATAGGCGATGCCTTGCCTAAAAATCGGTAATGCGATCGTTTGCACCCGCGGCAGAAGGGAAACGAAATGTTTCTACTGCGGCGCTGTCTCAACAATTCTCTGCGATTTCCCTGTGTTGCAGGACCAAACCTGCGACCGTCCAACGTGCCGAGACCACGCCAAAAATATCGCAGTGGGCCGTGATTACTGTAAGGAGCATGCCGATGCCTTTCCCAAAGACCGATGAGGAACGCCTGAAAGCTGGGTATTTGTATCTCAATACCTCTATCTGTAGAGGCTGCAAGCGGAACATTGAGTGGTGGGAGACTCCAAACGGGAAAAGGATACCGCTCAATGCGGACGGTGAGGCGCACTTCAGCACTTGTAGTCACGCAGCGGATTTCAGGAAGAAAGCTGGTTAAGCAATGGTTGCTTGTTTCAGCTGCAAGGAGCCCATCATCTGGAAACTCACCAGGAACGGCGGGCAGGTGCCCTTGACCAAAAGCACGGAGGTGTGCGGCTTATCAAGAGGCAGGAGCGGGGATGGTAAAACAGCTCAATTCTCCTTGGCGGTCCTGGAAACGCTATCCTATCGGCACGCGAGTGCGGCTCACAGCCAAGCATCCGCACCGGTACGAATCCGGAACGGTTGTTGGGTATGACTGGCTGTCAACTCTACCTCACCTCGGCCGGGTGCCGCGGATCCGGCTGGAGAACTGTGAGCATGGGACTGAAGAGACTTATGTTACGAGGCTTGGGCAAATGAGGGTTGCCAATGGATGACCGCTACCTCGATCTAAAACAGCTTTCGTCGTACTCTTCGTTGTCAGTGCCAAAGCTGCGTGAATTGTTGCGCGAGATACCGCACACGCGGATTGGGCGAACAGTTTTAATTCGGCGTGCCGATTTCGATTTGTGGATACGAGAACGCAGGCGGGAGCATGAGCGCGTGAGTCCATTTGTGCGTAGAATGATGGCCCGGATTCGAGGTGCGGCGTGAGCGTCAAGGTGCGCCAGCTCCGGCCGGGCAAGTGGTACATCGTCGTCCATTATAGCGGGAAACGGTGGGTGCAGCTCGTCGGCACCAGCAAGGACGATGCCGACAAGTATGCCGGCGAATTGCGGCGGGAAATAGAATTTCAAGGCGTAGGAGCATTGAATAAACTAAAACTCGCGGATCCCGAGGGGATGACGATCGCCAAATATGGAGCGGCATGGCTGGGAGAAATTGACCGTGGCAAGCTCAAACCAAGCACAAAGAACTGCTATCGTTCTAACTTCAAATTCCACGTCAAGCCGGATCTCGGAAACCTGCAGCTGCATGAAATCACCTATCGCCGCGTTAAGCATTGGATTCTCGACAAGATGGAAGCCACGTTCACGCGGGCAAAGCAACGCGAAAATGAACCCCCGGTACCGCGGCATAAGTACACAAAGGACTCGATCAGGCTCATGGTGGCCACCCTGCGATCAATGATGGACGAAGCCGTCAAAGACGAGCTAATTCAGGCAAACCCAGTTCAGCGGATGGGACGCCTATATGGAAGCACCGCGAAGCTGCGCGACGATCCGGATCCGTTCAGCCTGGACGAGCTCCACGCTGTCGAACGGGTCTGCCGTGAGCGCTGGCCTAGATATTTTGAGTTCACGCTTGTACAGAGTCGTGGCGGTCTCAGAATTGGAGAGGCAATAGCACTTCAGCTGCGCGACTTTGACCCGGCAAAACGAAAAATGCTCGTGCGACGAACAATGCCAATTCACCGGCAAATAGGTACGCCGAAGACCCTGTCCAGCAAGCGAACAGTGGATATGAGTCCGCAATTGACCTCTGAGATTGAATTGATGATCCGCCGCCGACGCGCGGAGTACTTCGCGGACGGGAAACCGGATATTCCAGAGTGGGCCTTCTGCAACGCCGCCGGAAATCCACTCGACTACAGTAGGTTTGCTAAGACCTGGAATCAAATGCAGCTGGTCGCAAAAGTGCGACGTCGACGCCCACACGATTTGAGGCACAGTTTCGCGAGCCTGAATCTGATGGCAGGTAAACCGCTGGCTTATGTTTCAGCACAGCTGGGACACAAGAACCCAAGAATCACCCTGGAGACCTATTCTCGCTGGGTTAAGGGCGCCGATCCCGGGGCAACAGATGTTTTGGATGAGAAGAAAGAGAAATCGATTGATGACGGCAACGGGACGGCAACAGGCGGCAACAGAAATGAGTAGCGTCTGTAAGTGGAGCCAGCGGCCGGAGTTGAACCGGCGACCTACTGATTACGAATTACTTGCTACCTGCCTGTTACCCCTGAATTTCCAACAAAATGCATATATTTGTACGCACACCATGGTTGTTTTGGTGTGTTTTGGCGGCAACAGGCGGCAACAGATTTAAGGGTTTACAGGCCGCGCTCGAGGGCTAAGTTGCGACGTGGATACATAAAGCTATGGCGCAAGATCCTGGACAATAAAGTCCTTCACCAACGTGGTGAGAAGTTCACCAGGCTTGATGCCTGGCTATATCTGTGTCTGAGGGCGCGCGGAGCGGATGACACGGAGACGGGGATGAAGCGTGGACAATTTAAGGCGAGCGAGAGATTTCTTTCCAGGGCATGGAACTGGGGAAAAACCAGCGTGCATCGTTTTATAGCCGATCTCGAACGGGAATCAATGATTATGTGGGTGGACCGCGAAGCGGACCGCGAAGCGGACCGCTTTAGTATTTGCAATTACGAGCTTTACAACGATGTTGGGACCACTTCGCGGACCACTTCGCGGACCAAATATAAAGAAAGCTTTAAAGAAAGTATAAATAAAACAACAACGCATGCGGCTGGCGCCGCTGTTGTGGATCCACTTTCCTCTACCGAGTCTTTACGACTGTCGGAGCTGCTGCGCAGTGCGATCGCCCTTAGAGATCCTCTCGCAAAAGCGGCCAAACTACCCGTAAAAACTGGCTGGGCGCGCGATATCGAGAAGTTAATGCATGTCGATGGTCGCCGGGTCGAGGATATTGAGGTGGTCATAGCATGGTGCCAGAAAGATGGCTGCTTCTGGGCTCCCAACGTCCTGAGCGGTAGGAAGCTGCGCGAAAAGTTTGACACGATGTACGGGCAGATGAAGCGGGAAAACAACAGGAATTCCAGCGCTTATCTGGGCGCGCCGCCCGAAGATCTGCCAGATCAAACCCTGGAGGAGTTTCTCTCGTGTCAGGATGATCCTCCATGGAATTCACACGTTTGGAATTACATCGAGATCAAGTTCGGCGGCGAAGCAGCTGATAGTCTGAGGCTAAAAATGGGCGTCTCTGTGCCGGAGGCGGCCAGGAGGAGAGCATGAGAGATCCGACCGTTTTGCCTTTCTACCCCGCGCGTGCGCTGGAGAAAAACGAGCGGATCCGGAAGCTCATCTGCGATCTTGACGAGATGGCTAAGCCGCACGGCCTTCGTGCGGACGAGATTCTCGCGGAGGCGATCCTCAGTCTGGTACTTGTCGGCCAGGATCTTAAACTTTCGCACGTGGAAATGCGAAACGCGATCCAGGAGTACTTGGTAGCACATCAGAGCATGATCGCCGGGTTGAACGCGAGAACGCTGAATTGAGTTTGAGCGTGGCGGGGCTTGGCCCGGCATGGCAAGGGTGCCAATGGCACAAAGTGGTGATAACCAAAAGCATATGCCTAAGCGATATTTTCTGATCAGAGAGTTGTGCGGAGTCACGCGACTCAGCCGGCAGACGATATATCAAAAGATCAAAAATGGAGAAATTCAAGCCGTCCGCGTCTTGGGTGTTCTCCGGATTCCCTGCTCTGAATTTTGTCGGATCTGCAACGGAGAGATTGACTGTGATAACTGTGTGAAATCCCCTCCCAACGCTCGCCGCCTGACAAAATAGCACTCCCCGTACAGTATTTTCGTTCCCGCAACACATTCCGCTTGCAGCACTTCTAAAGCCTCGCTAACAATTCAGACTCAGAGGTGAGGCTCTGAGTCCATATGCACCAAAGCGCCCCTGTACATTTCCTGGATGTGGATTCCTCAGCTATTCCTCACGCTGTCCAAAGCACCGCCCCCCGCCACCGCCACGACAGCCAGGCCTCAAGCGTCCATCCTCCACAGCCCTGGGATATGGCTACAAGTGGCAGAAGGCGCGCGAAGAGTTCCTGCGTTCACATCGCCACTGCAACGAGTGTCTGCGGAAAGGTCGATACATCAAAGCAACCGAAGTTGATCACGTCAAGGCACATAAGGGCGATTGGGATCTGTTCTGGGATCAGTCGAACTGGCAAGCGTTGTGCAAACCCTGCCACAGCAGCAAGACGGGACGGGAGGACGGTCGATGGGAAAAACGTGGATAGGGTATCGAGCCCGACAAGAACGGAGCTAAGGGCAACAAGTTACTCGGACAGAAGAGACTCTTCGGCTTGTGGCAACAGCAAGTCGAATTAGATCAACAGCTTAACGGGGGTATAGTCAATCGCTGGCATCCATCTCTAGAGCGGACGGCTTCGCCTCCGCTTACCCTCCCGCGAATTTGTGTTTTAGGAAATTGAATTATGCGAGGTAGGAAACCGATCCCGACGGCTCTCAAGATTGTCCGCGGCAACCCGGGCAAGAGGCCCCTAAATCGTAATGAGCCAAAGGTAAATCTGGTCCAAGGAAAGCCCTTGCCGCCTGCGTGGATTAAAGGATCGGCGCGCTCTGAATGGAATATTCAAATAGGATATTTGATCAAAAACAAGGTTTTAGCAGAGAACGAGCTCTCAAAATTGGCCCGATATTGCTACCTCCATGGCGAATTTGTGAAGGATGCGAGAGTTGGCCGACCCATGAACGCCGCGATGATAGCGAGGATTGAAGCCCTCGCCTCCGATCTGGGGATCGGTCCCAGCGCAAGAACGCGGATCAAAGTCAGCCCGGCTGAGCCCGAAAACCCTTTTCAGTCATTTCTGAACCATGCCAAAAAAGCCTGAAGCTGTTATCTACCAGGACGCCGTCATCAAAGGCAAAATTCCGGCGGGAAAGTATGTCCGGCTGGCCTGCGATCGCAACAAAAAAGACCTGGAGAGGCAGAAAAAGCGCAATTTCCCGTACAAATTCGTTCAAAAAGACGCCGAGCACGCGATCGAATTCTTCAGCTATCTACGACACAGCAAGGGGGAATGGGCCGGAACGCAGTTCACTCTCTCGCCTTACCAAAAATTCATTGTCTGGGTTGTATTTGGTTGGAGGCAAAAAGCCGACCCGACAATCCGCCGATTTCGCGTTGCCTATAACGAACTCCCTCGGAAAAACGGCAAAACCACCTTCGCGGCTGGGGTCGGAAACTACCTTTTCATCGCGGACGGAGAGCCTGGCGCGGAAGTATATGTCGCTGCGACGAAACGCGACCAGGCGAAGATCGCACACGGTGAAGCAACCCGTATGGTCCAGTCGTCGCCCTACCTAAGGAAACTGGTTGGCGTCTTCAAAAACAACCTGCACATCGCCGAAACAGCCAGCAAATTCGAGCCCCTGGGGGCAGATGAGGACACGATGGACGGCCTAAACGTCCATGGCGCCATCATTGACGAGCTCCACGCGCACAAAACGCGCGGTATTTGGGACGTCCTCGAGACGGCGACCGGCGCCCGCCGGCAGCCTCTTACCTTCGCAATCACGACGGCCGGCTTCGATCGCCATTCAATCTGCTGGGAACAACACCTCTACGCGCAAAAGATCCTAGAGGGAATCATCGAGGATGAGACCTACTTTGCCTTCATAGCCGGGATTGATGAGGGAGATGACTGGGCAGACGAAAAGGTCTGGGCCAAGGCGAATCCCAACATCGGCATCAGCGTCAAGATCGACGATCTCCGGCGTAAGGCGGAAAAAGCCAAGGAAATCCCCGCGGCTCAAAATGCCTTCCGGCGTCTGCACCTGAACGAATGGACCGAGCAAAGCGAACGCTGGATCGACATGACGCTCTGGGATGCATGCGCGGAGCCGTTCGATCTGGCCACGCTCGAGGGTCGCGAATGTTTTGGCGGACTGGATCTGGCCACCACGACGGATATTGCAGCCTGGGCGAAACTCTTTCCCCCGACGGACGAAGATGAGCTCTGGCGGCTTTTGGTGTCGTTTTTCGTTCCGGCAGACAACGTCGAACAGCGATCGCGCAAGGATAAGGTGCCCTATGACCAGTGGATTAAAGCTGGCCTCATTCACGCGACCGAGGGAAACGTGATCGACTACGATTTCATCCGCGAGGCGATCCACGAGGACGCGGACCGCTACCGCATCACGGAGATCGCCTACGACCGCTGGAACGCCAACCAGATCGTTACGCAGCTCCAGGGTGATGGCCTGACCATGGTGCCTTTCGGCCTCGGTTTTGCCTCTATGGCGGCCCCCACGCGCGAATTCGAGCTGCTTTTGAAGGGCCGCAAGATTGCACACGGGGGAAATCCTGTGCTGCGGTGGATGGCGTCGAACACGGCGACGAAACAGGATCCGGCCGGAAACAGAAAGCCGGATAAAGCGAAGTCATCGGAAAAAATCGATGGCATCGTCGCGTCGATTCTGGCCTTGGGCCGCGCGATCGTCACAGATTCGAGCGAGTCCGTTTATGCCAACGAAGATGAGCGGGTTTTCTTTGATACCGAGTAAGGCTGTCGCCCGTGCGCGGGCGTGGATTGAAACGATACCGAGTAAGGCATGAGCTCAAACAGGCAGGGATCGATCTTATTTCCACAAGGCGTCGAATGGGAACAGCGCGCGGAGAAAGCCGCGCGCCCGGACGAGTGGAGCGATTTCTGGTACTCGGGCGGCGCGGCCGACAGTAAGACGGGAATCGAAGTCAACGAAGACGTCGCCCTTACGCTCGCCGCGGCCTGGGCCTGCATCAAAGTTATCTCGGAGGATCTGTCTTCGCTCCCGCTCGTTCTGTATCGCGGGACGCAGGATCAACGCGACCGCGCGCGCAACGAAAACCTGTACTTCCTCCTGCATGACCAGCCCAACCCCGAAATGACGTCGATGCAGTTCCGGGAAGCCATGCAGGGGCATTTGCTTTCATGGGGCAATTGCTTCGCACAGATCACACGCGACTATCGCGCGCGCCCGATCGGACTTTGGCCTTTGCATCCGGGCCGGATGGAAGTGAAGCGCTACGGCAAAAGTGGTGATCTGTATTATCACTACACCCTCGAGGACGGATCGAAAACGGATCTGCCTTTCGATGAGGTTTTGCACGTGGCCGGCCTAGGATTCAACGGCCTGGTCGGCTATTCCGTGATTCGATACCACGCGGACACGATCGGCATCGGCCTGTCCGCGCAGGAATTCCAGGCGACCAGCTACAAAAACGGAGCCCGTCTGCAGCTCGCTTTCGTTCATCCTGCGCCCAAGGCCCCGGAACCGGACAAGCGCGAGAAATTCGCCGAGCGTCTGCGCAAGGAATACGGCGGCCGCAAGGGGAACTCGATCGGCGTCTTGTGGGAAGGGATGAAGCCGGAAAAGATCGGCATGACCATGGAGGACGCCCAAATCATCGAGCGCTTGAAGTTGGGCAACCTGGACATGTGCAGGATCTTCCGCGTACCCCCGCACAAAATCATGGACCTCGAGCGCGCGACGTTTTCCAATATCGAAAACCAAGATATTGACTATGCCAAAAGCACGATCCGCCCCTGGGCCGTCCGCTGGGAGCAGGCGATCAAGCTTAAGCTGATCGGGCGCGCGAATTTCTTCGCGGAGCACCTTATCGATGCGCTTCTGCGCGGGGATCTGAAGTCGCGATATGACGCCTACGCCGTCGGGATCCAGTGGGGTTTTCTAACGATCAACAAGATTTGCGAGCTGGAGAATATGAACGGCATTGGTCCGGATGGCAACAAACGCCTTCGGCCGCTGAACATGGCCTATATCGGGGAACCGGATCCCGCGCCGAAACTTCTCCCGGCCGCCCCACCGGCGGCGGATCCCACGAAACGGTCGGACGATCCGGTCACCGACGAAGAGCGCGATCGCGCAGTGCACATGATTCGGAAACTGCGCCTAATAGGGGGTTAGGAAATGGCAACCCGATTAGTCGGTTGGACACTGGAAGAGTATCAATCCTGGGCCGCGAAGCATGCGGACGAAGCCCGGACCGTGGACCTACGGCAAGAAACCCGACAAGAGGTCCGCCTCACCTTCCCCGATCGCAATCCGATGATCAGCGGTTATGCGTCGGTATTCAATTCGTTCTATGAGCTCTGGCCGGGATTCCAGGAATCTGTTGCGCCGGGAGCGTTCGCCAAGACGATCAAGCAGGACGACATTCGCGCGCTGATCAATCACGATCCTAATTTCGTTCTGGGTCGTACAACCTCGGGCACGCTCGTGCTTCGCGAAGACACGCACGGCCTGAAATACGAGATTGTGCCCCCCGACACGTCCTTTGCCAAAGACCTCATGGTCTCGTTGAAGCGTAAGGACATTTCGCAGTCGAGCATAGGTTTCAATATCGTCGAGCAGACCCTCAAGTATGACAAGGAAAAGGACACCGTCTCACGGACGCTGACAGAGGTAATGCTCTTCGACGTATCACCCGTAACATTCCCCGCAAGCCCTCAGACGGAAGCCACTGTACGCATGAAAGCCGGAATGTCTGCAGACGCCGCGCGGGTCATCGTGGAGCCGGAGCAGCTCGCTTCGGGCCACAAGTCCGATCAAGAATTCTTTGCGGAGCTGGACGCCGTTATCAAATCGGCCAGAGCTCCGCGCGAAAGGAAATAAGATCATGAATCGTATTCACGCCAGAGATCGCCGGAAGTGGTTTGCCGTTCACTTCGGGCGCAGCTATTTTAATTCCGCACCCCTCGCGCAGCCTATGCTCGCGCTGGGCCTTGCAATCCCGATCGCCGTCGCCGTGATCTTGTGCGCGGTCTTCTGCATGCCCCACGCGGCCGCAGGAATGATCCTCGCGATCAGTCCAATCATCGCCAGCCAGGACCGCATTAACGACCTGAAGCGCCAGCTCGACACGAAGGAGACTGAATACAACGTCATCAAGGCGAAAGTGGTTGAGGAAAAGCGCTCCATGACGGACGACGAGCGCATCAAATGTACCACTCTCCAGAAGGAAATGGTCGCGATCAAGGGCGACATCAACCTCGAAGAGGACGAGATCGAAATGCGATCCGTGGAGATTCCGACCCGGCGGCCGATCAGACCGGCCGTGCAGACAGAAGACGAGCTGCAACGGCTGTTTCCCGGCCTACCTCCGAAGGAGGAGCGGTTTGCTAATCTTGGCGAGCTCGTCACTGCAGTAATTCAGGCAGAGCCCCGGGTCGGCGGCAAAGTGGACAAACGTCTTGCGCGGACTGCCACGGGCATAGGAGAGAATTCACCCACGGACGGTGGTTTCCTGGTTCAGCCGGACATGAGCTCGCGTTTGGTAGCGCCCCTTTTCGATAAGCAGAATGGCGACGAGGTCCTTTCGCGCCTCAACACGACCCCGGTCACCGTGGGCAACGGTATGACGTTCAATGCGATCGATGAAACCAGCCGCGCGACAACGAACTGGGGCGGCATCGTCATGTATTGGCTCGGAGAGGGCGACCTGAAGACGCCCAGCGCTCCGAAACTGCGCAGGGTCGAGTTGAAACTTAAAAAACTCGCGGGCCTCTGCTATCTAACCGACGAAATGATGGAAGATGCGCCTTCATTCTCCGCGCGCCTCGAAGAAGGATTCCGCGTCGCGTTGCGCAGCGCTTTAATCCGCGCGATCATCCGCGGGACCGGGGCCGGTCAACCCCTGGGTCTTCTAAATTCCTCGGCCAAGATTGCGGTCGCAGCGGAAACCGGTCAACAGGCCGCCACGATCGTACCGGAGAACATTGTCAAAATGTTCACCAGCCTCGATCCAAATGCGGTCAGGCCGGTGTGGCTCTATAACCGCGCCGCATTTCAGCAGATCTATTTGCTACAGGCCCAACTCGGCGTCGCCGGCGCCCTGGTGAATATGCCGAATGGCGGCATCGCCGTAGCTCCAAATCAAACCTTGCTCGGTCTTCCCTTAATACCGGTGCCCTGGTGCTCCGTTCTGGGAACAGAGGGCGACCTAATCCTAACCGATCTGGCGCAGTACGAATTAATCAACAAGGGCGGCGCGTCCGTCGCGTACTCGATCCACGTCCGTTTTCTTTACGACGAGACGGCCATGCGGATCGTGTATCGCTGCGATGGTCAACCCTCCGTCATTTCGCCCACAACACTTGAAGACGGATCGAGCACAGTGAGCCCAATCGTCACGCTTGCGACCAGGTCCTAAAAACCGGCAGGCAGTTAAATGAAGTCAACCGATTATTCTCTTGGAGGCTACGAAATGAATCCGACGTTAAACTGCATTGCCGAGATCATCCCGCAGGGCGTAGGCGGGGCCGGGAAAAACGGCATCAACATATCGCTCAAGCATGCCCATAAAGCATGGATTGTCTGCAGAAACCGCAAAGGGGCGGACGGAACCCAGTGCACCTTCACCCTGGCACAGAGCTCCGGGAACGCGGGGAGCGCATCCGGAACGGGCGAGAAGGCCATGACCAACAATGTGCCCATCTACTACAGCGACAACTTTTCCGCGAGCAACCTTCTCACGAAGGCGGCGGACGGAAAGGCGTATCAGCAAGCGATCACGCAAGCCGTGACGCAGGTCGTCATTTTTGAAATTGTCCCCGAATCCTGCATGGATCTGGCGGCCGGCTTTGACTGCATCACGGTCAATGCCAGCGATCCAGCTGCGGCCAATACGGTGAGTGCGGATGCCATTATTATGGCGCGCTTCTGCCCGTTGCCGACGGTGTTCGCGGACTAACCCGCAAATAACCCTTAGCCCGGGAGCGCGGCCGGATGATTCCAGCGCGCTCCCGGAATCCCACCCCGCGATGATTCGCGGAGAAAGGCAGCAAGATAATGGGAAGACGAGAAAAAGCGATCAACTTCTTAGGTAATCAGTACACGCGGATCTATGATCCCGCAACCCACGAAACGAAGGAAATCCGTGGCGCGAAAATCGCCTTAGTGGATGATTTCCTTGGCACTCAGATCATGACCGCGGCCGCCGGCGTTTTCGGCTGGACGCTGAAAGACACCGCAAATGCCACAGAGGCGATCCTTGCAAACCAGGGCGGCGGAGTTGTCGCTTTGAGTTTGACGAACGCTAACGAGAAACAAGAGGCGGGAATCTATCAGGGCGATGCCTTGAACTTCAACATGGACAAAGGCGTCATTTTCGAGGCGCGAGTCGCTGTCCACACCGCCCCCACGGATCAGGCGGAAATCTACTTCGGCCTGGCCAATGCCTACGTCGAAGGACCGATCTCAGAAGCGGACGCAGGCCCGACCGTGCATGCGTTTTTCTGCTTCGACGGTGATCTGGTTTGCCTGGTGTTCACGGACGATGCCGCGACGGATAACAACCAGAAGGCGACCGGGGTCACGGTGGTCGAGGATGCTTTCCATGTTTTACGGATCGAAGTATTGAGCGTGACCGACGTCAGATTTTATATCGACGACGTGCGGGTCGCCGCCTCGACGACTTTCGGCATGTCTAACGGAACTAATGTCGTCGTGCAGCCGTTCCTGATCTGTCACAAGGAAGCGGGCGCGGGCGTCGGCGCGGCCTACGTGGACAAAGTATCGATCTGGCAGCTGGAGCGCTAATGCGGATCCGACTCATTCAGTCGATCACAGTCAACCGCATGCAATGGGAGCCGGGCCTTGTTCTGGACGTTCCGGAAGACAAGGCCCGTTATCTCATTAAATGCGAAATCGCCGTCGCCGTGGATCCGGAGCACGCGATCGTCCATCCGCAGGAAACACGCGCGGAAACGACGCCTGCCCGCCGGGGTACTCGGGGATGGGCATCCGGAGGGAATCGGACATGAAGCGCAAAATTCTGCTTGCGGCGATCTGCGTTCTGTTCTGCGCGACGGCATTCGGAGTGGGAACAGTTACACAGTCGCTCTCGAAAAACCGCGCGGACACCGTTGCGGTCTTAACTTTCACCTGGACGGCCGATGTAGGTGACGCATCCGTGCCGAGCACGACGACATCGACGGCCATCACAGCCGCTCTGCAACACTATTTCTTATACATGATGGAAACAGATCCGGGCGGGACCGCGCCGACGGATAACTACGACATCGTGGTCAACGATGCGAACGGTAACGACATCCTCGGTGGCTTAGGAGCCGATCGCGATACCGCGAACACGGAAACGGTCATGCCGCTGATCGGGGGCGCCAACTATGCCCCGCGACCCATAGACACGGCGCTCACACTTGTGATCACTAACAACGCCGTCAACTCCGCAACCGGCGTCGTCAAGCTGTATTTCGCGAGGTGATGGAAACATGAAACGCGGAAACCTGATCGTCCTTCTATTTGCGGTTTCGATGGCGTTTGGCCAAGGCATTGGCGGGCATGTGGCGCTGCGCAGATATGGCGGGGGCAGGCCCGGTTTCTGGGTGGACTCCGTCAACGGAAGCGATACCAATAACGGCCGCGCACCGGGGACTCCATATCAAACGCTTGGCAAATTGCTCACGAATTCGATTCTGCCGCGCAGCACCGTTTACTTAGTCGCGGGATCCACCTTTCGCGAAGAGTTCAGCGTTCCGAGCAACTATCTCACGATAAAAAAGACCGGCTCCGGGGCGAATCCGGTCATCGATGGAAGTGACGCAGTCTCGGCCGGAGCATGGAGCAAAACCGGGGGAAGAACCAGCGTTTATCAGGCGACATTAACGCATTCGGCGACCGCCGCGACGGTCTCCTCGTGTTTCAACCGTGTTTGGGAAGATACTACGCGCATGGTCCAGGTCGCGACCGTCGCGCTCTGCGATTCGACGGCGAACAGCTACAACGTGTCTTCGGAAACGGCCGCGTCCTTCACACTCTATGTGCATGCCTCAGACGGCAGCAACCCCGGTTCGAGCGGTAAATCATATTCATTCACCCAACGCGGGTACGGGATCGGCGCGCAGAACAAAACATACACGACGGTCTCGAACATCGACACCAGGCGCGCCCTAAACGGCAACGGATCCCTCGAGGTGGGCCAATATTCGACCGTCACGGGCGGGATCCACTCAGATGGAGGTAAGCACAACATCCTCGCGGGCGATGGTTCCGTCCTCACCGGTATTACAGCCACGGATCGATATTACCCCGCGCTCAATGATGCCCTGGTCGTCTTTTATGAGGCGACCGGCACAAACGCGGGCGCATCGTGCGTCAGTTGCATCGTCCAGTCGACTGTCTTGGACACAAACTCATACGGCATATATTCCCACACGACGAGTGGCAATTTTGGGACGCTGACATTAAACGGCGTGACGGCCACGAACCTGGGGCGCGGCCTAACCTTCGACTCCGGATACGGCGTCGTGGCTTCCATCACGAACTTTACCTGCACGTCCTGTACCGTCGGCGTCCGATCGACCACGGAGACGTTCACCTTGACTACCGCGACGATTCGCGGGGGCACGAGTTATGCCGTGAATTTCGAAGGGAACACCACGACGAATACGGTTAACGGCCTGTTCACGGATCGAAATATTTTCGGATCCAGCGTGAAAAGCGGGAATTTCTACACGATTACCAATTCCGTGTTCGATACGACGGCGGTCGTAATCCCCATCCAGCTCAACGCCAATTCGGGGACCAACACCACGAGCGTTTCCTATTGCACGTTTCAGACCGATGTAGGCGCAGGCGGTGGGCAGTTCATTCAGATCGGATCAAGCAGTGGTACGACCACGCTCACCAGCGATCACAATGCTTTTCGAGGGGCAAACGGGGCCTCCCGATTCAGCAAAGACAACGTCACATATTCCCTAGCGCAGTGGCAAGCGTTGCCGCAGGATGCGAACAGCACGCGCGGGATCGCCATTTATGTTGACAATACGATCACGGATACGAACGTCGGCAGCGCAACGCCCGATTTCTGGACGTATAACGCCGCCACATTCGCCACGACGGGGGGCCAAAGCCCCGTATACAAGACCGTGGCGGACATCAACATAGGAGTAGTCAACTGGGGTGATACGCTTTATTTCCGAAAAGGCCAGACCTGGTCGGAGACATTGAGCTGCACGTCCGCGGGCGGAGCGGGCGCCGTGATCACCTACGATTCGTTTGGCTCCGGAGCATTTCCGATCATCACCGGCGCGACTTCAAACGGCCGCGCATATACCGCCATGCAAAATCTGCAGTTCAACGGACTGCAGACGATGAACAGCAATCATCAGACCTACAAGAACCTTCTGTTGACGGCGGGAGTAACGATCGCGGCCAGTTCCGGCTCTCAGGTCCTCGCCTATTCGGCCGTGACAGGGGCGGCGTTGACTGTCAATTCGGGCGCGGGCGTCATTGTCCAAAACGTGTCAGTGCGCGACCTGGGCATGACGATCAACGAAACCTCCACAATCACGAACTCAATTTCCTGGGGCACAAGCGCCGATATCACCATCAACACCGGGAAGACGGTCACCGGCACTTACAACATTTTCGGAGATTCGGCTAAATCCGGGGCGGGGACATATTCGGACGGCGGCTCGACTTCACATTGGAGCTGGGACCCGCTCTACACCGGCGCAACGGATCTGCATCTTCAGGCTGGATCTCCGGCTATTAACTTCGGTACGGCTCTCGGACTGACAACGGATCTTGAGGGATATGCCATCAGCGGCAATCCGGATGCGGGCGCATACGAGTTTCACTGATGCGGGACCTATGGCGAAAATTGTGATTCGACTCTTGAAGGACTTCCGTATTGAAGGC